CTTTGATCTACTTTCTCTAGGATTAATTCAAATCCAGCACTAACTGATGATGTTGCACTAGCTTTAGCAACTAATTCTAAATCTGTTTTTTCTGTAAATTTTATAGGCACTACATAATTCTTTTCTACAAATCCACCTCTTGTAGTTATAAATGCTTTTGTGTTCCAAACATTACCATTGTCTATTTCTTTTGAAATAAATCTAATTTCATTTTCTAAATCTTTAGAACTACCTAAATCTATTTGCATTAAGTAGGCATTGTATTTTCTAGGGATTGTATAAACACACATTAAAGTTTGACCATAATCAGCACGAATTTGTGCAACAGTTGTAGAGGATACTGTTATTGTAATTGTTCCAACATTTGTATTTCCTGTATTAGCAGAAACTATTACTGCTCTAAATACTCTGATAAAAGATACTGTCCCAGCACTACCACCAATAGTCAAAGTTTCTTCTGTTAAATCATAATTAGAATCTAAACCAAATATTTTAACTGTTCCTGTATTATCTGATGCAGTATCTGAAGAAGTTGCTGTTGCTGTACCAGAAGAAGATGGGTAGGTGTAAGTGTTATTCCCATCCCATACTGTTTCAAAATCTGAACTTCCTACAGCAGTATTTAATCCAAATTTATGTACTCCACTAAAATTACCAACATTACCTCTTTGAATAGATAAACCTATTGGTGCAAATGTGTTATCGAATAAACTCATTTTTTAGCCTTTTTCTTTTTCTTCTTTTTTTTCTTCTTCATTGGTCGTTTATTAATAAACTCACTTAAAGTTTTTGTTGTTGTATATCCGTTCATTTCTTTTTCTTTCTTCTAAGGTCAGTATCATGTTTTCTACTTCCTCTCAAGAATGAATTAACTCTGGCCATTGACCAACCAGCCATAGATATTTTTGGTCTTGAACCAGATGATAGCCAAGCACCTTGACCTCTACGATAAACTTTCTTTAATTGTCCTAATGTGATATTTTTTCTTTTTTTTGCTTTTGTTCTAAGTGTTGAAATAACTTGAGCAGATAATGGTTTTCTTCTTACAGCCATTATTTAACTCTCGCTTTAAACATTGATAAAGGAATAGTAGCACCAGATTTATATGCTTTAGACATTGATTTAATTAAACTTGCTCTAGCCGATCTTTTAGAGCCTTTAAGTCCAGATAGGTATTTCTTAGGTATCTTAGTCTTCTTATCTTTTGCGACTTTTCTTCTTTTTTTTGCCATGTGCTGAATCTTTCATTAATCGACCATCAGGCATATAATGGTAACCCTTTGGTGCTTTTCTTCTTTTCTTAGCCATTACTTCTTCTTCTTTTTCTTTTTAGCTTTCTTTTTCTTTTTCTTATTCATTGTATGATAAGGCATAATATTCTCCTATTTGTTTGCGTTCTTCATTATACTAGCCAAACTTTCACATCTTTTTGTGGTTTGTTTGTGCCAATTACTATCTATCATTTCTGCACTAGCTTTATCAAGGTTTTTTTCTCTTAGTGCTTCCCACATTTTCTTAAACTTCATTACTCGTGGTTTTCCTAATTGGAAACACATTTCAACAATGACACCAAATATAATATGATTATGTTCTATATCTCTTAATAATTCTCTAGCTGAATCTAATGCTATTTTAAAATCATTATCAAAAACTTCTTCAAGAGTTTTTTTATCATAAGTAACACCCTCAACGAAATTGTCAGAGGGTAATACAAGATGACCATAGCCAATAGTAGCGAAACCCAAACTATCGGAATACATAGTATCCCTAAACCCCTCATGTTGTTTAATTCGTTCTTTGATTTCTTCCATAAGTTAGTCTTCCAATGCCTAATGACATTAAGAGATTTTTTTATCATTATTCTTTAGGATTATCTAATTTAATCTGTAATATTCTTGCTTTCCAACTATCAATACCATTATCATAAATTTCTTCAAGTTGGCTTTCCCATGTTCCATATAAAGATTTTCTAGTAGCAATTATTTGTTGATTGTTTTCATAAGTTTGTGCTTGTGATTCTAAGGCATCTAATTGTGCGTCTGTTGGTTGTGCAATATCTAAGTTCCATTCTTTGATATACGCACCTTGACCATCATCTTGCAACATAACATCTTCTCTAAAATTAACATCACTAACTCCATTAGCTTCGCAGTATGATTTTATTTTTGTACTTAGTTGTGCCATAGTTTGTACTCCTTAATTTTATGTATCGCCTATTTTAACAAAAACTGCTTGAGAAACATCAGTAGCACCACCAGGTACCTCTGAAGCATTTTCACTTTGAGCCAAAATTTTTATTTTGTCGTTTGTTGTATTTGTGCAATCAAAAATAATACTTATACTTGTTCCAGCCCACCATGAGCTTGAAGGTTGATATATATGTGAATAACCTCTGATTAATGTTGTGTAAGTGCTATTATCTGTAGTTGATTGTATCTCAGAATAAATATATCTATTATTTGCAGATGCATTATGATTTAAGTTAACATTTATTAAATAAATTCCTGTTGATGGAAAAGTCCAAATACCAGAACTAACTGACATTCCTGTTCCAATTTTTACACCTTGTGTATTTCTAGCCCAATTACTTATTAAAGTTTTTGTAGCAGAAGATAAAGAAGTGCCTGAATTTGTATAATAATAATCAGCTTCTTCAATACCACCACCACCAGCTTCAGCGAATGTGTTATCTCCTCTTAAAAAGGTTGTAGCATCTTTAGTTCCTGTTGCTGATAATTTTCCAAGTGCAATAGTGCTATCTACAATTTTAGCATTTGTAACTGTATTATCTGATGGAATAACATTTGAAAAAGATAAATTTCCAGCACCATCTGTAATTAAATTTTGATTAGCAGTTCCATCAGATGTTGGGTGTGATAAACCATCTATAATAACTTTGCCTGACCCATCAGGTGTGAATGTAATATTGCCATTTGAAACTGATACGATTGAATTTCCATTAACATCTAAGTTTCCACCAAGTTGAGGAGTTGTGTCATCAACAACATCTCCACCCGATACAACTGAATCTAACCAATTAACTGTATTAGCTGTGTAATCTAATGTTGCTAAAGATATATCATCTGAGCCATCAAAAAATTTTAGGGTTGGACTTGTTGCGTTAGTGGAATCTAGCCAAATCGTTCCAGCAACTGCTGAACTTGGTCTTGATGTTCCTGAATTAGAAGTATTTATAGCCTCTAAAGTAGAATTAAGATCACTACGAAAAGAGGGGAAAGATTGGTTTTGAATTAAATAATCTCCTTGAGCCATGTTGTTCTTATACTCCTTTTAAAAGCCTTTTGCAATATAATCAAAGGTACGACTTATTGCTGTACCACCTGAATTTTTGAATGTTAAGTCGAAGCCATTTACTGTCTTGTTTTCTACTAAGAAAAAATCTCCAGTAGCAAGGTCTTCGCCAGTAATTCCTACAGCATAATTAACAGATTTGAATGGATTTGTAAATGTTACAGTTTTAGTTCCAGCACCAGAAGTTATATCATTTCCACTAAATATTCTATCAGGCATATCTATTGTAACTGTTACCTCATTAACAACAGGAGTAGATGATAAATCTCTTGAAGTTAAAAACACTCTAAACTTGTAGTATCTTGCAGTATAGTTACCAATTACAAAATTTTGGAAAGCTGTATAAGTTACATCATCATCAGAAGTTGCAATTTCTAAATGAGCATCACAGTTTGATGGTGTATCTCCATCAAAGTTAGATGAAGCTGTATCAAATAAACCACTTCTATTATCAAATAAATCATCTGGATTATCTGAAGTTTGAGATAATGTTGCTGTAATTCTAGCTGTGTGTTTAGCACCAATATCAATAACATCTGAAAATTCATAATTACCTGTTGCAAAGAAGTCAGCATTAGTAACTCCTGAATCAAAAAATCTAGTTGTTTCATCATCAAAGTTACCACTACCACTATCAAACAATTCTGAAGAATCTAATCTAATTGAATCATCTGCTATAACTGTATTTGTATTTGTTCCTAAAAAGTCAGGGTGTTCTGATTGTGTGGCTACTGCATTATGATTAATAACATCAGTTACATTTGAAATAATTGCAGTTGCATTTGAACTGAAGTTTCCTAATTTATCTACAGCTTTAATAAGATAAGTTCCAGCCCTAGCTGGTACAGAAATTGAAGTTGCTGGTCTTGATACTTTAGAAACTAAATTAACCGAGTTTTGCCAATCAGCACTTCCATCTATTTCTTCACTAAATCTTAAATTGTAATATGCTAAATCTAAATCAGGTATTTGATTCCATGATAAGTGAGCCTCTTGTCCTACAATGTTACAAGCAAAATCCTCTACATCACTAGGTGGTTCAATAGCACCTATAATAGTTCTTTGTGCAGATACATAAGTTGATGATACACCAAAACTATTTACAGCTTTAACTCTGACATCATAAGTAGATTGGTCAATTACATTTAATACTCTGTGATTTAATCCTGAACCTTGTGCATAGATAATAAAATCTGAATCTGTACTTAATTTATATTCTACTTGGTAGTAATCAACAAAGCTATCTAGAGAAGCACCTATTGATACATCTAATGCTACAATTACAGTTCCATCATTATATTCAATTAAAGTATCATCTAAAGTAACACTTGCTGGTGGTTGGATAGTAAATGGGTTAGGTAAATTTGTTGTTGGTACTGTTGTTGCTTGTGTTTTTGTAGCCCAAGTGTAATGACTAGCCTGATATTCAACAAGAGATAATCCTACTGTTAAATCTTGATTAAAAGTAATTCCAATAACTCTAAAAGGTTTAGCAGAAAATCCTAAAGAAGAATGTGTGATATTAACTATATCTCCTATGGCTAAATCATAACCATTAAAATCAACACTAATACCTAAAGATAATGCTTCTCTACTTCTTCTAAGTATTACCTCTGCCATTTCTTCTGCTTGATATTGCGAAGTTATTGTTGTGAAGTTAAATCTACCCTCTAATAAAAAACCACCATCTTCTGTTTTCATAGTTGCGTGTTGATCTGCACTTGGTAATCCTGAATCATCAATAGGTGGAAACTGCACCTCATCAACTTGATAATTACGATCTGGGTTCACAAATCCAACTATAACTCTATTGTATCTATCATTCTTTGTTGGAGTAGATAATGAGTAACCACCAATAATATTATCTTCTGTTAAAGTGATTGATGCACTTCCTGTTGTTTCAATAATTAAATTATATTTACCAGCATTATAAGGTAAATAACCTCTACAACCTTTTAAGAACTCTCTAACATTATCTATGATTGGTTTAGAGGTATCTAATGCAGTATTAATATCAAAAATATTTATATCACTACCACCTGAATATGGAGTTACTTGTGTTTCACAAATTAATGAAGCATCATAAAAAGATTGTAAATCTATTTCACTTATTGCTAATCCTTTTCCATATCTAGCATTTGTTAAATAATCTAATAAGCACCATGCTGGATTAGTTTGATAAGTTGCAGATTGCTCAACAAGACTTGCATTATAAGTTTTAACTTTCTTACCTTGTATTTTAGCTTGTACTTTTGGTATTCCTGTAAATGCGTCTTGATTCCATTTAAACCTTACTGCTAAATAACATAAGCCAGATAATTTATGATTGCTTCCCCATGATGATAATGTTGAAAGTAATGATGATGCTGATTGACCATCTGTTCCAAAATGAGGTTCTATTCTAATAAGACTTTCTGAACTT